CCATGTACAGAATTTGTATCTGTTATGTCGTCTGATTTGTGAGTATCAACATAAGTTTTAACTGCTTTTTCCGTTGGTATGGAATTGTCCGAGTTACCTGAAAGGGTACCGTCTATATCTTTATCAGCTCCATCTACCTTATCAGCATTTAAGTTTGTGTTAAGGTTGCCATCATTAATTGGTATATTCCCCGAACTGCCGCCCAGAGAGCGTCCTTCAATCATACTAGTGTTTAAGTTTTCGTTTAATATGCCGTTGTTAATTGGTACATCCCCATCACCATTACCCGCGTGTTTGCCATCAAGCATATCAGCATTGAGACCGCTTCCATCACCGTCAACATTTTTTATTTTATTTAACACGTCTGCATCTGTATAATCGGAAGTAAGTACGTATTCTTCCCCTGTACCTTCAACTTTATTCCACGCACTCCCATCATAAATCGCCATATCTCCAGTAGTATACGTCTCCCCATCAATACTACCCCCTGTAGTAATAATCCATAAATCCCCTACTTCCATATTGGTAAGGGATTCAATATTTGACGCTGTATCACTTCCTCGAAAAACCATAGGGGAAGGCACTAATGCGTTAAAGACTTCTGCATAGGACACTCGCTTAACGCTTCCGCTTTGCAAAATAATAAATTCGTCCGCGTTGCTTATAGTACTTGCATCGATAGACGTAAGTAAAGCATTCTCCGCTATAAAGCCCATGTTGTCTACTTCTACCTGTTTGTTTGAGTCCGAAGGTGCGTCCCCCGGGCGTACAACGTATACTTTATCTCCGCTTTGTAGTGATAAAATTTCTGTTAATTCTTGTAATTGCTTGTCTGCCATAATAATCGCCCCCATGCAAAAATATAGTATCGCTGTCTTCTCTAGTCGCCTTTGATGCAATAAATGTTATTTCAATGGCGGTTGCATCGCCATTGAACGCTCTCCCCCCGCCTGTAACGAGAATTGCATCGCCTGTGTTTGGAATAACAGAATCTAACGCACTAAATATTGAGGATGTATCATATACAGAACTGCCCGTGGCGAAAGTACTGATAGGCACTCTCCCATGCTTCGATTGAACATAAGTTTTAACCGCTTTTTCTGTTGGAACGGCATTATCGGAATCGCCCGCAAATGTGCCATCTGTGCTTTTATCAGCTCCGTCAAGTTTATCAGCATTTAAGTTTGTGTTTAATGTGCCGTTGTTAATTGGTATATCTCCCGAACTATTTCCTGATTGCCTTCCGTCAAGTAAATCGGAGTCAAACCCATTCCCACTACCCTGCTGTATACCATGTACAGAATTTGTATCTGTTATGTCGTCTGATTTGTGAGCGTCTAACCCCATCACTTCTAAACTGGACAACGCCTCTCCGTCCCGATACGTATATACAATGTATGTGCCTTCGTCAATTTCTCTGTTTAATGTACCCGTTATGGTAACGCTTCCGTATGTATCTTCACAACCTACAAGTAAACGTCTTCCATCGGGTAAAGTGTTATTTATGGTGATAGTAACACTCCCCGCTGTTGCAACTACAAATACATCTCCACGATAATCGCTTAAATCTAAAGTTCCGCTAACACTAAACTCTACTACAGACGGTATAATTGCATCCCCAGCGATATACTTATCTCGTGAAGTTCCCGTTCCGTCCGTAATCCAAAATTTAACGTTCTCTTTTAATTTCCCCGTTTCTTCTGTAAAATCAAATAAACTAGGCATTTTGTCCTCCTTCCTATTAAATCCTTAGTAGTAATTCGTCATCTGCGCTACTATCAAGTAGCAATATGTCATCACTGCCGTCAAGGGCTAAACCTACAAACGCGGACGCTGGTGGGCAGTGTGCATATATAGTATCACCTTCTCCATCCACAATTGGATCAAAACTTCCATCCAAAAGGGGGCATAGTAAGTGTGCTCCTACCCCAGCGGGGGATATGCGCTCTAAGGCTTGTTGTGAAAATCGCGCGTCGGTTGCAATGTTAAAAGACGCCGGTAGTCCGTCTCTCCAGTAAATAACATACGAACTGCCAAATAAATTCAATATCGTATTAATCACATCTTCGGGCGTTCCACTTGAAAAAAGATTATCGATTTTAAAAATTATTTCTGTTCTATAAATATCATCACCTACCCCACTCTCTCTTTTAACGCCAAATATGCTCCCTAAAATATCCAGCTGTTTTCCTTCTGCAGTGTCAATCCAAAATTGAGATTTTATCTCAAATAGAGCATCTTCTAAGTCGTTCGCACTGTGGCACATAGCATATAACACATTGCGTATTTTTTCGCTATTTTTATACTGCTCTGCAAGTAAATCAATAATTGCACTATAATCTACTATTTGCTCTATATCACTCATGCTATAAATCCGTTATTATTATACGAGAGGTTGCGAAAGACGCTCTCTCTCTAACACTTATTTCAATGTCCTCATCTGTATAGGGATCTATAAGTACTGCGGGGTCGGTGCTCTTTGCAACTGTTATATTTATCGATCCTATTCCCGGCACTTTGTAAATCGGAATATTCAAGCGCTGTCTTATAACGTCTTTGCCCAATGTATATTCTGCTAAACTCCAACTTACAATTTCATTTTTAATCGCTAAATCTCCATCAGCGGGATATTCCTCTTCTGAATACATTTCGCGTTCGACCGTTACCCAAATGTATACAGAAGATGGTCGGGAAAAATTCATAATCTGTTCATTTCCTTGACTATCGGTTATAGCCACGGATTCTAATCCATATGTAGCAATTCCGCTTGGCATGGTTTGCCAAAGGGTGCTCCCAATCGCCAAATCGCTCCCCCCTTCAACGATTGCTTCAAAAGAATGGGGGTCGCGCCCATCACTATCAATGTCATCTGTACGGTTACTAATGACTAGCGCTGCGGTTACATCCTCTGTGGAGTTTAGCAGTGCAGAGCGTATTGCTTCATCCGTTCCCTTTCCTAATGCTAATGACTGCACACGCCTTAAGCGTAACTCCGAATCCGTCTCTACATCCCTTCCGGTATCCCCTGCGTTAAAGTTTATTACGGAATCCCATCCACTAACTGGGGTTGTAATTACAGTTAATGTTTCAGCGGGAAGTGTAAACGCCCCGTCTATAGTACACACAAAATCCCCGGCACTTGCTAACTCTTCCATTGTAAAATTTGCGGTTGTTAGTGCTATAGAAAAATCAGTGTCTGCATCTTCTAAATCTATATAAGCGTCATCAATATTACTTGTCGTTCCTCCCCAACTTCCCGCTGCTATAAGTGAACGTAATCCGTTTATGACTTCTGTTTCAGTATCCCCCCCTACAGTAGTATATGTGTATGGTATGGCATTAAGAGTAAGTGTGTAATCTTCCCCCACACCCGAAGGAGCGTCTACTTTAATTCGTACATAACGCGCGGAATTTTTTGTAATAGTAACTTCTGTATCAAGCGCGTAAATTTTACTTTTATCTGCGTCTTGTCGCACTTTCGAGCCCGCGCTAACTACTGTACCCTCATCTCCGTATAAATACACATCATTTACGCGCGTGGGAGTGGCATCTAAACGTCTCGTGCGCGTTTCCGCTGCAATGTTTTCAAGCGATGTGCCTGTCGCTTCATTTGGATTGCGGGAAGTATATATCTCCTGCGCACCATCCCATAAATCCGCTTCGCGCTTTGATAGGATTCCGATAATCTGCCCGATAACGCCTTCGCTCGATAAGTCAATGTCATTTCCTAGTGCCTCTTGAAATAAACCTTCTAACTCCGTTTTTATTTCCGGTAAAGTCTTTTTATTAAATCCGCTTTCTGTTACCCAAATAGCCATTTTATACCTCTACTTCTAAATTTAAATTTCCATTCACTGTAACGGAAATTGTATATGTTCTTGTATCATCTTTATAATCTGTGTTATAAGACGTAATTTCTTCCACTCCCGGCGCGCTTAAAATTGCATTTCTAAAAATAGCATTTACGGCGTTTAGATTAGGATTCTTTTTCAACACACTTTGAAAATAAGGAATACCGATATTTCTATTCAAAAACCATTCCCCACTAAAAAACTTCAATCTACATTCAACCCCCTGTGCGATATTTTCCTCATCTGTAGTCAGTCGCAAATTAAAATTATCAAGAATTATATCTTTTGTTAATGGGTCGAAATATAGATTTTTACTCATTATTCAGCCTTTACCTTTACTTGCCCAGCGGCAATTATTTCTACATCTACAGTGCCCGTTGCTGGCGGGAATGGCGTAGTAGGGGTTGTGCCGTTTACAGTAATTGTGCCCGTATCACCTTGCCGCAAAACAAGCCCACTTTCTGCTGTAACTTTCGCTGCAGTTGGAGAAATAACACCCGCCCCCGATCCGTTTATAAGAGTTCCCGGTATTGTAACCCCACTTAATGAAATGTTCATAATCTGTTTATATACTCCCGCACCGCTCGCAAGTACTTTTAATGAAGGCACGCTTGTAATTGTTAGTGATCCCGTAGCGGGGGGTTTTATTAGTACCGTACATCCTTGCACGGCTATAAACTCGCTCATTGTAAAACCTCTAAATTGCCATTTATAGTAACTCCAGTTGTTCCCATAGTAACGTCATTTCCATTCGCATCGCTAATTTCTATCCCGCTACTTTTTATTTCAATTGTATTATCATTCGTATCTACAATTGCAATGCCGTCTTTTTTTATTTCTATGTAACTGCCTTCTTTTTCAAGGTGTAAACTGTCCTCTGCTGCTTCCGTTTCAGGCACTCTAGGAAAACTCCATAAGCCGGGAATGGCGATACAATCAGTAAGAGAAAAACGAGTACTGTCTTCGGGTTCAATCGTTTTTTCATTATTTGAGTTTAGATAATTGCCGATACTTGCTTCCGAAAATAAAAGAAGTATGCCATCCCCTTTTTTCAGTTCAAATAAAATGTTTGCTGTTCCACTAGAAGGAAAGATAATTGGCACATCTTTAATAGGGGGTATTTCTAAAATTGCGCCTTTTTCAGTTTTCAATTGTATAAGCGGCTGTACTTCTGCTTTCCGTTCTCCATGCCCATCATAAGATATAATCTTTCCCGGTATAACCGTATGTACTGATTCGAGGCGATTGTCAAGCCACCCATCGAATACATCCACTGTGGTATCTCTCATGCTGTAGCCTCCCCTTTAACGTTAAAATCCCCACCGTAGTTATCTCCGTAAAAAGTAAGTTTTTCTATTATATATGTTCCGTCTACTTCAGGGTGTGAAACTTTTATAACATCCCCTACGGATAAAGAGGATACCATAAGCGCTTTAAATTCAATTTGTGTTTTATCCTCCCCCGGCTCTGTGATTTTATGTGCGGATAAAAGCCCACTATCAAAAGATAAGAAGATTACATTAAATTGCGAACTTTCCCCTATTTTATAAATTACAATTTCGTTATTATCAATATAAAGCCCAATTCCATTATCACGTAAAATTTTAGCGCATTGCTTTAATGCCCCGCGTGCTGTTCCAGAAAATACCATACCTTTTGGCAAATTTATTTGTGCATTCACACTTCCTGTAATTGAAAGACCATAAGCAGTTGCTATTTCGTCAAGTACAGTGCTTAGTAGCGTATCCCGCGCATAGGAAAAAGAGGCAGTTATACTTTCAAATGACTTAGTATCGCCACGCCCCATAACAGCCTTAACATTCGTAATATAATCGATCCCATCATACGCGGTTGCACTATAAGAAATGTTTCCAATAAAAATAGTTTTTACAGTTTCGTCTGCGTACCCTGTTTTTATGATGATGTTATTCCCTTTTTTCAACACCGTTTTTTGTGTAGACGAATTCATATTGTATATTTTTAAGTCTAATGAGTTTTCTGCAAAAGTATTTGAACGTTCTACTCTAAACTCCACTTCTAAATTATCAATTCGCAGTTTTGAGGAGGGATTTTCAAACACTTCTATTTCAACTATCCTATCAAATGCCATTTTCAATCCTCCATGCTTCTAACTCATCGGGAGTGTAATAGCGAAATTGCCAAACGGTATTGATATTATCATACGTTAGCGTATTTTCACCACTAGCAATTTTGTCAAAAAAGAAATCGCCTCTTATATCAGTCAAGCCTTTATGCGTTAAAAGGAGAGGATATTTTACTATGCATTTTATCCCATCTATGCGGTTTTGCGTGCCATCAGTAATAGTAAAAAACCAATGCCCACTACGCACATTCCATACTAATTTTATTGTTACAATTTGCGCTTCAATTTGTATAGTATAGGAAAAATTACTTGATACGGTTTGAAAAGTAGGTAAATTGATCATGATTAAAATCCCCCTTGTCTTCCCGCATTTTCGGCGGGGGAAGCCTGCTTACTTAAATTGCTATCTAAATCGTTCACTTCCACATCTGCGGTAACTTCTAAGCGCTTTAGTGATACTTTTTTAAGTTCCTTAAAACTAATTGAAAAAGTAATAGAGCGCCCATCCTCTGCACTTTTTGCTGTTTTCATATCTGTAATGGCAACATCTTTATACACGCGCATTAACGTTACAATTGTGATAGGTGTACGTGCTTGCCATATTTTTTCAAGTGTATCATACGCATTTTGTTCTGCATCCATAAAAGAAAAAGGGCTTTTTATCCTATCCCCAAGACTTGTAAATGTGCGAAGTTTTATAGAGTATGCAGATACCAGCCCGGTTAAAGAACCTGTTCTTAAATGATTTTTTATATGGTCGGTAACCTCCCTTCCGTTTTCTATAGGATGTTGAGTTACAGTACTTTGAAAATTATGGCTTTCGCTTAAAAGTAAATCAAATTCGAGTACCCCTGTAACTTTCCCCCCGTCCACTCCATAAGCATTGCCTAAGTTAGCAAGCATTGTAACTGGTATCAAAGGCATTAGTAAGTACTCTCCACAATTCTTTTTAGTTCTAAAGTAAAAACCCCATGCGCCGCTTCTTTCATGGCGGCTGCCGCGCCTTCAGGTGTTAAGCCGGTGCGTCCCGGTTCCACCCCTTGCGGAGCAGACACTTGTATAGTGTTATTTTGTGTTAGTGATGTAGTAGGCGCGCTCCCACTCGATGTAGCGTTAGCTGTCGTCTCTGCAATGCTAGGCGTTTTCGGTTTTTCTAATCGCGGTAATTTAAAATCAACCCCCGCCTTTGAAAGTGCTTTTTGCAGCCATTCAAAAAAATCATTTACAGGGCTTAGTAAGTATGTATCTATTTTATCAAGAATAAAAGCAAAAAGTTCAGTTATCGGTTTTTTAATTGTATTAAATGCCTCAATGATTGGATCGGCAATCCATCCGATAGCACTTTCTCTAAAAAAGGAAAATATTTTATTCGCGAATTCCCCAAGTGCGCTAAATCCCTTTTTTAAGGCTTTAAATAGTAAACGCGGAATTAGTAAATAGACATCTTTAACTAAAAAAGTTACAATTTTTTTTAGTTTCCTAGATACTTCTAAACACAAAGGCTAAGTGAATAGATGCTAATACATCTTTTATAAATTTACCAACTTTTTTGAAAGCTCCGCCGATTTTATCCCAATTTTTTATCAGTAAAATTATTCCCGCAATCAATGCGGCTACTGCGGCTGTTATAAGTGCTATAGGATTTGCTGCCATTGCGGCGTTAAGCCCCCATTGCGCGGCGGCGGCAACGCCTTTTGCTTTAGCCATCAAGAACAGTACTTTAATAAATTTCAGGAATTTACTAATCGCAGTTATAGCAACCATAACTTTCATTGCAGCATTATATGCTAGGATAGCGGAAACAAAACTTATCAAACCTACTGCTGCTAATTTTATTAATGGTAAAAATTGAATAATTAAACTTATCACAATTTTTATAGAACTTGCAAGCCCTTTAACAAACCCTCCGAGATTTTGTTTTATAAGTGTTTCATTTTCTTTTATCCAATCGCGAATACTACCTAGAACTTTTATAATTTCTACAGCAATGGGTTTTAGTGCGGGAAGTAAGCTTTGCCCTATTTCCGCCGCAATTAAAACTATATTATCTTTTAATGTAGACATTAAGCCACTAAAAGTTTTTGACTGTTTCAACATGCCTTGAAAAAATATCCCGCCTTCATTTGTCATTGTGCGAAAGGCTTCAGTGAGGGCTTCTTTTGAAACGTTAACTCCTCCCTTCATATTTAACATTTCTTCGGTGGTCATTCCCATATTTTTAGCAAGGGTATCCATGATTGGAACTCCTGCTTCTGTAATCATGTTCAGTTCTTCAAGCGTTCCTTTTCCTTTTGCTTGTACTTTTCCGTAAGCGCGTACCATCGTTTGTAATTTTTGCGAATTGCCGCCTGCTGTATCGCCCAGCATACGCATCGTGTTTACCACTTCTTCCTCTGCCACTCCAAATGCTAAAAGATTTTTAGTGCCTTGCGCTAAATCATTAAGCGCAAATGGTGTTTCCGCTGCGAAGTCTTTTAATTCTTCCATAAGGGACGTGGCTTTTTCCGCACTCCCTAGCATAACTTCAAAATCAACGGATAGCGTTTCCATATCCGACGCGGCTTTAACCGCAGCCACGCCGATACCCGCAATTGCCGCTCCTGCAACTAATCCGGCAGTTTTTAAATTACTTAAGATTTTGTCATAACGCTTTGCTCCTGCGTTATCAGTATCAAATCCTAACCGTGTTACTAACTCACGAACCACCATCTTTACTTATCCCTTTGTTTTTCTCTATAGCCATCAAGTGCAATTTCATAATCCACTTCCATATCTAAGAGAGCATTCATGTTGTCAATGTCTTCTAAATCCCACTTGTCCACTTCACTTAAAGCAATATCTTTTTTTAGCACAATGCGCCAAACTGCCCAAGCGTCTTCTATTCGGGAATCAAGTTTCCCGACTTCTCCGATTTGCTTCCATGTTTCTTGTCGGCTTGCTTTTGCACGGCGGAGGTATGGATTGCGCTCGTTAAACTTCCACCCTCCGCCACTTCGAAAGGGGTAAATTTGTTATACTTCATAACTTCAAATAAAAGTTTATATAAAATAAGCAATTTCATTTGAAATACAGCATCAATAGATGATTTACTACTTAGGCTAATTGGTGCTTGATTTTCTGGCAAGTACACAACTTTGCTAAGTAAAGAGCATATCAAATTTTCAAACTCCTTATCGCTAAGCGCTTCTAATCCTTTTGTTAAGCCCGTAAAAATTACAGAAAAATCAATCTCTGAATCTAGGTCTAAATTATTTAAGCCTCCAAGTGCGGGAATTATAAGAGTAAGTATTCGCTTATCTAGGCGGCTTGCTTCTAATCCACCCATCGGCGTTACTTGAAATTCCATATCTTCTATAGTAATGTTTTTTGGCTCAATCATAATTTACTACTCTCCCCCTACCCGGACATTCCCGCCGGTGAATTTTGTAGCCGTTCCAGTATCAAACACCCACTCACGGCTACCCAAAGAATCCCCGTTTACGTCGTTCGGGTCTTTTCTTATCCATGCTTGCGGTGCTATAAAAAATGAAGTGCCTCCTAAGTCTTTAACAACTAATGGCAAAATTCCTGTATTTAGTAATTTATCACTATTATAAATTAGAGATAGCTGGTCATTTACAGGGCTTGTTTGTGTAACAATTAGAGTGGCTATATAATCAAACACATTATTGTTTATACGGTCAATCGTTCCATCCGCACCTTTGCGCTTTGTGAATCCATCGGAACTCGATTCTATTGTTAAATAATCTCCATCACTAAACCCACTTATAATCACTGGACCAAAAGTGATAATTTTTTCTTTTGGATCGTATGTGTAAACTGTTTTTTCTGCTGGCATAAGTCATAACCTCCTTTATACCGATACTGTACCGCGAATTTGTACTTTATGAATAGCACCCGCAAGCGTTCCTGTAAATTTAATATCTGGCAATGTGCGGGCAATTTTATCCGCATCCGGGATATTGGCTACCAATGGTGCGCTACTTTCATAAGACGCTAGTACCCCACGCCGTATTGCTAAATCAAGTACACCGTCAAGCGCGGATTGAATAACCTGTACCCCTGCGTCTGTGTATGGGATTTTATCCGCGTTTACTAATTCCGAAAATACCGCCTCTTGTATACGTGCTTCTAACCAATCAATGCCTCGTATAATATCTATGTATTCCCCGCTTGCAACTGTGCCCTGTTCTGTCATAGACACACCGCCAACAGAAATATAAACATTTGCGTTTTTATTTTCAATGGCAGTTACTTGCCCAGCGGTAAGCGACGAAGCGGATACCCCCGCAATCGTCTTAAATTTCCAAGTTGCAGCCCCCGGGCTAAGTGGAAAAAGGCGTCCTGCCCATCCGGTTTCAAGCCATGAAGGCGCTAGATCGCCTTGCGCCTTTTCATGGAATATAACCGATGTACGGTCATAACTCGCCGCGCTTGTTACCGCTGCTATATCAGTAGTACTTCCTGCATCGTAAATATCCTCATCGTCATCGCAAACAAAGAATATTTTCTTTTGTGTCTCCGCCCATAATGCTGCGTTTTCGTATTCGCTTTGTGTAGTATCAGAAACAGAAGTATAAACAGTCGCTTCTGCTGTGCCCGCACCGCCATGTGTAATGCTTATAGAAAGCGTATTCGCTGCGCTCTCATCCACTGTGAGTCTGAGTGTACGATACACACCCTCTACAAAATCGGCGCGTGCCTCCACTGTGCCAATGCATAATAGCAAATCCATACCAATCTTGCGTCTCAGATTCAATAGCCGCAAGTGCTGTAGCAAAGTCGGTGTCCGTAGCACTTACCTTTTTTCTACCTATCATAATTTGTGTAATGGTAGGATTTTGCGCGAACGCAATTTGAGCGGCTTTATATACCGCGTCGCTAGTTAACCATCCATCGTCTGTAAGTTCACTTAAGGAACCATAATACCGATAGCGGTCAAATTCGGTCGTTGTTTTATCCGGTTGAAATTCTGCGATAATAGCAAGCGTTCCAAATCCTGCCTGCGTTACCGCCGTCGTTTCACGGGATATTTGAATATCAATGATTGTATCTAAAGACATTCATACCCTCCTAAATGTTATTTGTTATTTCAACATCTTCTATCAATTCAATATCCGATGTTAATTCATAAGCCGTCGCAATTTGTACTTCCATCATACATTCACGAACCCACTCTGTATCGCCTTCAATTCGTGGGAGGCGCTGTATATCTTCCATGCGCAATACGCTAATTTTATTTGTACGCAATGTACTTTTTATACTTTCTGTTTCAATAGTCTGCGTTAACCTTCGTAGTAAATCCCCGTTTCCGTTTACTTCCCATATTTCAACGGTCGATACTTCGTCTTGCCTCTGATTTAATTTTCCTACATC